AACGAGAACGCTGACCTTACCAACCTTACAGTTACGGTCCAAGAGTCCGCAGCATCATCCAATGTCCAATCATACAGTTATGCAAATGACATTACTGAACTGTCAGGAACGTCTAAGGTCTACTTTTTAGAGGAAGATGACGACAAGAAATATCGTGTATATTTTGGTGATGGTGTTATAGGTAAGTCTCTTACAGATGGTAATGTTGTTATATTGAAATATAGAGTATGTAATACAACTACTGGCAACGGTGTTCGCACATTTGCAGCACCAACATCAATAGATGGACACACTACCATTGCAGTATCCACAGTAAGCGTTGGCTCTGGAGGACAAGTGGAAGAATCACTGGAATCTATACGACAAAATGCACCGTTATCATACGAAAGACAGAACAGAGCCGTAACCGTGAAGGATTATGAACGACGTATTATTGCAGATAACCAAGACTTCGCAGCTGTATCGGTGTGGGGAGGAGATGATAACGACCCACAAGTGTTCGGAAAAGTGTATATTGCTGTGAAACCCAAGGTCGGAACCGTTATATCCGATAATAGAAAAGCTGCTCTAATTTCATCACTACAAAAAATCAATGTGTTGTCAATTGACCCAGAAGTTCAAGATGTTGCATATCTATATGTTATACCAACAGTAGAAGTGAATTACAATCCAGACAGGACAACCAAATCTGGAGCAGCTATTGAAGCTCAAGTAAGAACTGCTATAAGTGATTACCAAACAAACAACCTAAATGATTTCGGAAAGGTTTTCAGATATTCCCAGTTCATTAAAGATATTGATGCTGTTGATACAACAGCTATCATAGGCAATGAAACGACTGTGAAAATGCAAAAACGTTTTACACCCTCTACTACAACTTCAACAACGTATGTGGTGAAGTTCACTAACGCAATTAAAGATAATGGGAATGCTGGTGATATAGTATCCACTACATTTACATATGAGGGGTATAGTTCATATTTACGAGATGCGGCATCTAATAACATAATGCAGGTTGTGAGAACTTCAGGAGATTCAGTCACTATCGTTGCTGATGCTATAGGTACTATTGATTATGCAGCAGGTACAGTCACTATCAATTCTTTCCTACCTACAGCTGTAGATAATAGTGGAGTGATTAAACTCTCTGCTGAACCTGTCAATAAAGACATCACACCTGTCAGGGACCAAATTCTCCTAATTGATGATACTACAGTAACTACAACCGAAGATAGAGAAGTGTAGTTGATGTAAAATGGTTAATAAAAATTATTCCAACCTTATAGAACAACAATTTCCTGACTTTGTTAGAGAAGACGGACCAAACCTAGTAGCGTTCGTAAAAGCATACTATGAATGGATGGAAGAATCTGGTCAAGTTACTGATGCGACCAAGAGTCTACTTTCATACAGAGATATTGATGCGACACTAGACCAATATGTTGTATATTTCCACGACGAGTTGATGGCAAATATACCACAAAATGTTCTAGCAGACAAAAGACTATTAGCAAAAAACATCAAATCGTTCTACAGGGCTAGAGGCTCTGAGAAGTCATACAAACTGTTATTCAGAATCTTGTATGACGATGACGTAGAGTTTTATTATCCTGCTGAAGATATACTCAGGTGTTCTGATGGTCGTTGGCAATTAGACAAGAAATTGAGAGTCAATGGTAATGATACGACCTACAACATGGAAGGATATGAAATTACAGGTGGGACATCTGGTGCCACTGCCGTTGTTGAACAGGTAATCAAAACAATCTTGGACTCTGGATTTGAAGTATTTGAATTACTCCTAACAAGTATTGATGGAACGTTCTTAGACGCTGAAACGGTTACTTCTACAAATGGGTATACCGTTACTGCGAGTGGCGCGAACTTTACTGAATCGGGACAATATGTTGGAACCAAGGGTTGGTTGTCATGGGACAAATACTTAGAAGACAACCTCTACTACCAAGAGTTTTCATACGAGTTACAGACCGGTGAGTTTATCAACAAATTCAGAGACATCGTTAAGAAGTTGCTACACCCAGCTGGTGTTGCACTATTCAGTAAGGTCAAATCTGTTGATACGATTAACTTAGCACCATCAGTATTCACTCTTTATGAATTGCTGCTCACTATAGAATCTGCTATTGCTCAAGTATCAGCTAGAGTTGCCGCAAATACTATTATCAATACATCATATGAAATTAAATTACCACTTTCAGCACTTGACATGACAGGAGTAACAGATGTTGTCTCAAGAAATTTTGATACAATAGCTGGTGTGGAAAATGTCAGGCTAAATGTAGGTGCTATTGCAAATACGAACACCGACCAAGTGGGTGGTTTAGCCAACACCAGATTAAACATCGGTGTTTGTCAGCTAGTAATTACAGACATCATCAATGGTCTTGCCAACACCAGACTAAACATCGGTGTTTCCCAAAACACAAACGTTGACTTCCTTGATGCTTTATGGAACACCGATGTATATGTTGGACCAACATTTGGAGATGGTGCAAATACGGTGACGGCCCGTTTAAGTGCTAACCTAGCTGCTGCAAACGCTTCTTCAGTCGTAACCTCTGCGCTTGGTTACGATGTCAGATGGTGGGGTATACCCACCCATGCACCAGTTAATTCATTTGGTGCCAGTGGAAACACAAACCTTACTCTTACATCTGCTGCGATGGAAGCAGGAAATGTGTATTCAACACTAAGTAGTATCTTTACCACAGCAGAAAAAAGGTGGGGGATGCCTACTGAAGCCCATGTTCATTCGTTTGGTGCCAGTTCAAACACGAACCTTGCTCTCATAGGTGGTAATATGGAAGCAGCAAACATGTATTCGACCTTGACCAGTATGTTTAACTATGGACCTAGACGGTGGGGCATGACCACTGAACTGCCAGTGTATAGGTTTGGTGCCAGTGCCAATGCAAACCTTCTTCTTATGAGTCGAGACTTAGAAGCAGCTAATATCTATTCAACACTAACTGATGGTCTTGGCTTCTTTGACCGGGTTGAGGAACAGGTAGATGAAACCTCTATGATCTACTGGCCAATAGTTGGTTGTACCGCAAACGTAATCACAACCGCTTACACCGATATTATCAGTGCATACGAAAGTAACACTATTGCTGGTATTGAATATGTTGCCTCTGGGTCCCTCAGTGACAATTCAGCCTTTGTAGCAACAGGGACAGCGTTCTCTGCAAACCTTTCAAGTGGTGACTTTATCATGGTTAGAGATCCAGATGATGTTAATCCAGACCAAGGATTTGTCGTTACTGGACTTGGTACAGCTTGGGCCAATTCAATCCTTGATGTATATGGTCTCTATCAAGGTGGTCTAACAGACGGTGAGATTTACAAGAGAAATGTTTTGTAACACAGATAAAAAATGTATAAATAGTAACAATATAAACAGGAGAACCTTTTAGCCATGCCTTCAGTTGTAACACATAAATTCAGACAAAATAACGCTGACCAATTCAAAGAAGCCTTTGGTGAAGCTGCACCTACAAGAATGTATATGTTTATTGGAGGTGTGAAAGCTTGGACCAATGATGCAAGTCCTCCAACACCTAATGATGCAGTTGCCAACACCGTGTATGCCCATTGGCGTGACATGTTATCATGTAAGAAGGTTGAAGCCAGTGATGTGTCATACGTGATACCAAGAGTGAATTGGACTTCAGGGACTTTATATACAGAATATTCAGACACCAATTCTACATTATTTTCCAATAACTTTTATGCGATGGTAAGTGATTACCATGTATATAAGTGCTTGTTCAACAACAATGGTGGTCTTTCTACTTCAACTCCGTCAGGTACCTCTTCCTCCATTATAACGACTGCTGATGGATACAAGTGGAAATATATGTATACTGTATCGGCCGCTGACGTATTAAAATACAACACAGCATCATACATCCCTGTCAAGACCCTATCAGCAAACGATGGCTCTAACCAGTGGAGTGTCCAGCAAGCCGCAGTCAACGGTTCTATTGACATTGTTGACGTAACTGCTGGTGGTTCTACCTATAACAATTATCACACAGGCACACTCGCTGCTGTTGGAAACACAACTACAGTCACACTTGCTTCTGGCGCATCTGCTGTGAATGACTTATACAATGGCAGTATGTTCTATACAACAGGTGGTACGGGTTTGGGCCAACAGAAAGAGGTCATCAACTATGTCGGTTCGACCAAGGTGGCGACACTCGCATCTGCTGTTTCAACGGGGTTAGACGGAACAACCACATATTCAGTTGCACCAAAAGTTGTGCTTCAGGGTGATGGAACAGGTGCTACAGCAATCGCAACCATGAACACAACCTCTAATACAGTATATTCTATGACCGTCACTGCTGTTGGTCAAGATTATTCCCAAGCAAACGTTGTTATTAGTGCCAACGGTTCATCGGGTGTGACAGCAACTGCTTATATTGCACCGAAAACAGGTCACGGTAAGGATGCTGTCGCTGAACTTGGTGGGTTTAACGTCATGGTAAACTGTAAGTTTGACAAAGATGAGGGTGGTAAGTTTACAACCTCTAACGATTTCAGAAAGATTGGACTACTCAGGGACCCATTACTCGCTAGTGGTACAGCTGCAAATGGAGCAACCTATGACCAAACAACTACATTTGGCCTTAATGCTGTGTCAGGCACGTTTGTTACTGATGAAAGGGTTGATGGTGGAACGACAACCTCAAATGCATATATCGTGCAAGCCAATTCATCACAAATTAAGGTCACATCACAAGATGGTCTCTTTGCTGCTGGTGAAACTGTTACAGGCAACACATCCCTTGCAACCGCAAATGTCCTAACACAAACAATTGGTGAGCTTCAAAAATTCTCTGGTGATATTCTGTATGTTGAAAATAGAAGTCCTATTAGTAGGGCAGCTGACCAGATAGAAGACGTTAAATTGGTCATACAATTCTAAAGGTGGAACAAAATAAATGGCAGACCTAGACACAGATTTTAATGTAGATCCGTATTACGATGACTTTGATGAAGACAAAAATTTCCATCGTGTATTATTCAGACCTGGAAAAGCCGTCCAAGCAAGAGAACTAACCCAACTCCAAACCATTCTACAAGAACAGTTTAATAGGTTTGGTAGACACGTTTTTGAGAATGGTTCTCCTCTAATTGATGGTGGCGTTTCACTTGATAATAAAGTCAATTATATCAAATTACAACCTACATTAGGTGCGAATACAATAGTTCCTTCCACTTTGGAAGGCAAGAAAATTTTCGGCGCAACATCTGGTGCTAATGGTGTTTGTATATTATCCACAGCCGCTGGTGGTAGTGACCCTCCCACATTGTATGTAAGATTACTATCAGATACAAATTTTTCTGCTAATGAATATATTAGAGAATTTGGAACATTAACAAATCTTGCTAACACAGCAACAACCACACCAACAGGAAATTCATTCG